TTGCCTCCTAGAACTGACCAGCTTGGTATCCAGCTTGTCCTTGTGGTTGTTGTCCAAAGTTCTGCGGTTGTGGTTGCTGGTAGCTTGCTTGTGTAGTTTGTCCTGGTTGCTGGTTTAATACTTTTGTATAGTCTACGTCTTCAGGGTAGAGCATGGATTTAACTTCGTTGTAATTGTTGTTATTGTATTGTCGGGTTCCGACCTTACATACACCAATTGCGCCTATGATGGTATTCCAGTTCATGCGAAGCGGTTCGCCTTTTTTCTTTTGGCCGATTGCAGCAAAGAAAGCAGATAGCATGCCTTCAGTTGAGCTGTGCAGGAACAGGTTGTGACGCAATTCCGTTTCGCCTTCGTTAGCTACAATCTTGATGCTGACGATAGCCTTATTACACGCTGGTAGTTTACCTGGATTTTGCGGATTTGGCGTGTGTCGTGTACGTTCCATACCAAGGACTGTAAAATAGTACAATCCGTCAGGCAAGAGGACGAAATCCGAGTCTTTTTCGATCGTATCTTCCCAGCCAATTTCGTGATCAAAGTTGTTGTATTGTTGTGTCATGTTGATTTCTCCTTTAAGCTAAAATAGTAATTTTTTTGTTGCTAGCAAGTTCATTTTTTAAATAATTTGCGATGCTTTCGACGGCTTCTAATTTCCATTTACCCCCATCTGCTTCAAAAAGTGCGAGATTCGCCGATTTGTTGATGCGGAAGATGAATTGACTAGCAGGCTGCTCTACTTCGTTGAAAGTACGATATGGTCGCAAGGTTACTGGATTTGGAGTTTTAGCTTGTGCTAAGCTTGCCACACCATCGCGAACTGTAGCCATTTGACTGATGCCATTGTCCTGTACTTCTGCACCTTTTTCGATTTTCAAATGGCTAGCAAAATCCAAAACCAAATTACGGTCTGCATCATTGATAAACATAGACTGCAGCATAATGTTGAATTCTTCCTGGTCACGCCAATTGCTGAATGGAATAACTGGGACAGATGCTCTTACAGAAACAAGTTGAGGACGTTTACCATTTTCAAAATCAACTTGATCATATACAGATACTTTTTGACAACTGTCCACGACAACTACAAGTTTACGATCACTGATGAAATCGTTATCTGACTTGAGATAATCAACAAGACTCTTGAGCGTCTGAAGCTCAAGGATAGGTGCATACTTACGAGGATTAAGTTCCTGTAAGTCATATTCATTGCTGTCAAAATACTCCTTCCCAGTTTCTGAACGAATGATTTTGTTTTCTTTACCCGCTAGTTCGACTGTGTAAGATAATGCTTCTTTGAGATTTTCTGTCATGGTTAGTTACCTGCTTTCTTTTGATTGTAATCAATGATTTTAGATTTTTCCTGTTGTTCCACTTTTTCGATGAGATCGCCAGTATCGGTCCGCATATCTCCGTTGTCATCAAAGTAAGTCTGACCAGGGATGCCGCTCTTGAGCTCATTTGCGTGAATTTTACCAGTGTCGTCGCGACCGACAATGACAGTTGTTGCAACGCCTTTTTGTGGCGCTAGGGTAGATTTGACTTCCATACCTGTCTTAACGACTGTACGCTCATCATCTGTTGACATCGTTAGTGTGATAGTGACCTTACGAGTTGCCTTGGCTTCTGTATTGAGATCCAGAATATTCTCAAGGACTTTCTCAAGTTCTTTATCAACCTTTTCTTGTAAGGCTGTATTTGCGATTTTTGACAAATCAATTTTAATAGTTTTATCTTTCATAGATACT